CCATCCCATACCCAATCCTTACCTTCCATAATTCCCTCAACAAAAGCATCAGGAGCAGAAGGATCAGCAACGATATCAGCAGCAGTTGCTAACATGAAATCATCACCAACAACGTTAACACCTTCACGGGTTGGTCTTAATGAACCAATACCACGAGAGGACACGCCGAGTTTTACTCCTTCCTCAACGAGAGAAGAAGCAATCTTACCCATTGGTGTGCCAAGAATCTTAGCTTTACCAATGAAGTTAGAACCACTTTCTTTAAGTGATACTATCTTATGAGAAACTCTGTCGAGATTCACAGTGGGAGTATCGGGGTGACCCAATTCTCCAAGTGCTCTTCCTGATTGAACGTGATTCTCATTGTAACGTCCAACTTCCTTACGAAGAGTTTCCATAGGATACATTCTACCATTACGGTTTTTAATGTCTCCTTGAAGGAATACCCCTTCAATATACATAGACTTCTTGCCGTTGCGATTTTCAACGAGAAATTCTACACTTTCGATTTCTTCTCTAATGAGTTTCATTTAAGCATCCCCTGCTGTTTGAACTTGAATAATATTAATATTACCACTAGCACCATCAGTTCTTGCTGCTAGTCTTCCTGCTGAGTATAAAACAGTATCAGCACGACCATTACTTGCAGTCCATGCTGTAGAAACACCAGTAGTAATAGCATCCACCGTTACCTTAGTCTGGAAAGTTCCATCATAAGTAGATGCAGTATTATCAATTGCAGTTACTAATGCTACAAAATTATATTGATTAACAATATCTCCATTAGAGGAGGTTATTGGACAAACTAACTGCACGACGTTTCCAACGTTAAATGGCATCGTCTGGCCTTCAGGACAAGTAAGAACTGTCGTAGCACCAATAGTAATTCCAACGACTTTTTGAGAATATCTGGACATCGCAATAGTCTCAGATGTTCCATCAGGAATATAGTAACTACCTGTATCAGCAGTAACAGTTCGTGCAGTTTGAGAAAAAGCAACATGTGCTCCTGCACCTCTAGGAGTTATTCTCAAATATGGAGATTTTATTGCAAACGAAGTAGTCATTCCTGACGTTGCCGTCGCCGCAAAAGAAATACCCGTTCCAACTATCGGACTATGTGCCATTATTCTTTAAAATCCATTTAATGTTATTTAGTATACTTGAGCAGTAGATTGTTGTGCATCATCTTCTATCTCAGTTTCAGCTTCTGCTTCAACCTCAATTTCAGACTCTGCATCTACTTCTTCATCATCATCAATTTCATCTTCAACTTCCTGATCACCAAAAAGCGAGTTTGCTACAACAGGTCGAGCAGTCTCTACCTTCTCTGCTGATTTAGCAAAAAGAATCTCTTTCATCTTATCACTGATTTGAGAAGGACTCTCATCACCGATAATCATATCCATTAAATCATTAGTAATTTCAGGCATCGTAAATTATGTTCAAATGTTAACTAGTTGTATTTATATTTCTCCACCCTTAGGTGTTTGATTTATATTAGATTTGGTAACTGCACTATCTACAGCGGTAGCTCTTAGATCAGCATCTGCAGTATCTACTCCTGGTTCTTCCTCAGGAAATGGCATAGGTCTTAATCCACCACTACCTTCTGGATCTAACATCATATCTGCAGGATCAGGTATAGTACCATCTGCAATTTCCTTTTCAATTTGATCATCCTGCTCCTCAATCTCTACATCAGTTTGACGCAAAACATTACGTCTAACCCAATCATTAGAATAATACTTACCAATATAAGGTTCTGTTGCAGTAAGAAGAGCTAATCTTTCTGTTTGCAATTCTGCTTCTTTTAATTCTGTGAAGTGATTATCATATAAGAAGTCATATTGAATATGCTCTTGCATTATCTCCCAATCTTCTGGAGTAATAACATTCTTAAGGAGCAATTGTGTTTTTAGCATGTCACTGAACATTGCTGAGAATCTCTTTCTCAAACGTCCAACAAACTTACTAAATTTAACTTCATCACGAAGTATCTCAGAAGATCTTCCAAGGTTAAATCCACCATCTCCTTCTATTCTAGAGATAGGAACATTTAGTGCCTTGTATAATTTCTTCTTGAAGTATTCGATGTCTGTGATTTCTCCAAGATTCTGTCCTCCAGGAAGAGTAGAAATTTCAGTTCCACGTCCTCCTTCTCTTCTAGGCAGCCAGAAATCTTCAAGCATTGCCATGTACTTCTTGTCATCCCGAACCTCCCCAGTAGATGCGTCGTATACAAGTTTGTTACGATATCTCATCATCACGTCACGGAGATATTGCTCTGCCTTTACTTTCGGTAGATTTCCAACATCAATATAGAAAATTCTTCGTTCTGGAGCACGAGATAATCTGTATATAACCAGACTATCCTCAATCATTCTAAGTTGATTAAGTGCTTTGATTGCCTTATGTAAATATGATAAGGTTGTTCCTTTATTCCTATCTACTAATCCTGAAGTACAGAATGTAATTGAATCTTTTGCAAATTTAATTCCACCTTGTCCACCAGTTGACGATGAAGCACTGGCTGTAGGATAAGTTAATTTAGGATTATATACAAAATATTCTTCTAATTCAGGAAACTCATAATCTGTAGGATTGCCTGTGTTTACAGTTAATTGACGGACATTATTCTTCTGCTTCTTTTCTTGTCTTACATAACGCATTTTCATTGCGTCGATATATCTTAACTCTTGTATTCCCTCATGAGGATTCTTAATATCAATTACTTTATTATAATACAATCTGCCATCAATATACCAATTCCTATAAATTTCATGTGCCTTTCTATTGAAATCTAATAACTCAAGAATAAACTTAAACTCTTCTCTTATAGTCTTCTTAATACCATCACTTGCATTTAAATGATCTAAATTAATCTCAATTGGACTGTCGTTACTATCAGAAACAAGGGCTTCATTTACAATATCTTCAATAGCACTATCCGCTTCAGGATGAAGTGACATCTCACGATATCTTTTAATTAACGAAACTTCAGTCTTATAAACACCTTCAATATCCACATATTGACCAAAAAAACCACTACTCATGTAGTAGTCTGACTGATCCTCTTGATTAGGGGGAACAGGAGAGACTACTCCAGGAGATTGTGGTTCGTTGTCCTCTATCGAGAACCCAAATAACTTCGCCATGATTTATTTAAAAAATGCCCTTTCTAGGACTATTTATCAAAGTTTTTAAGTCCTACTTTATACTATTGCTGTTTGGGTTTGAGGTATTTGAGATTCTGGTGGTTGAGGTGCTGTTGCTCCTTCTCCTCTTTCCATGTAATTGACTTGGAAAGTAACAGTAAACTCTTCGATTGCATCAGAACTTTCATATGAAAGATCAATTGATCCAATTTCAGAAGGCCAAATATCTTGTACTGTATATGTATAAAGTACACCTGACGCTGTTGATCCCACGTCTCTAGTTCCTATATCAGTTCTACCTAACTGTCTAATAGTACCACTTCCCATATATTCGGAAGGTGATACTGCACCACTACCATCTTCTATACCATTAATTAATTCAGCCCATTGTTCAAATGTTTGTCTTATATCAAAACTTTCATCATTAATAACAGTAACTGACCAAGGTTCAAAGGTTCTGTCTCCAGCAACTTTTAAAATTCTTCCTCGGAAAGGAACATCTACAGACCCAATAGTTTGAGTAGGCATAGATGTTGCCTTACAAAGAAATTTAAATTCACGTTCTGCGTCATCCACCCAACCTGTTGGGCAAGTAACACCCACTTCAAAGAGGTTAGGTCTTGCACCACCCCCCTTTAGTTGAGCTTTAAAATTTGAAATTGTTGATGCCATCGTTGTAATCTCCTATGTTAATTAATTATGGGATAAATTTAAACTCTTCCTGTTACTTCTTCAAAACTGACTCCAGTTCTGGTAGCAACGAAAGTAAGAGTAACAAAGTTAATCGACCTTGTAGGCTTCAAGAATATATCAGCCCTAAATTCATTATTATCAATAACCTCAGGAGTGTTATTGGTTTGGTCACAAATGACTCTAAAGTCTACGAGTCCTCTCTTCGCTTGAATATCTCTTAGATAAGGTTCAACTATATTAACAAAGTTGGAACGAGTAATTTCATCGTTGAATTCAAATAGTTGAGCATTAGCAACTCCTTGAAGTGCTGATTCAACAGTGATGAATAGACGACGAACGTTAATTCTATCAAATGCAGATGCGTAACTTAATCCTGTCTTATCACCAAAGAGAACTGATCCCTGACCTGGAAGGTTAGTGATTGGATTAATTCTATTTTCATAGAGTGAATCTCTTTGTGACTTAGTAGGATTGTATGCAAGTTTAACAGAGTTATTGAGGTTTCCTCTCTGTTGTCCAGCAGGTGAGAACCAAGGGAACTGCTCAATGTCAGTTCTAACCATTAGGCCTGCAACGTCTGGGTTGGTTGGCATCCAACGGAACTTGTTGTTGTATCTATCCCATGTCCACTTGTATCCACTATCAAATACTGCATAAGATGAAGATGTAATAGGAGCATAGAATGCAAGAACATTATTTGTCTGATCCTTGCTGCTAGTTACATTAACCACATCTGATTTATGTGGAGAGATAACCGCAACACAGTCCTTTCTCGCTTCTGCAATAGCAATGAGTTTATTTGCTTTTGCTTGAGACTCATCTTTAGCAGCACAACCTGGACCCATGATTAAGAAATCTACATCTACCTCATCTTCATTTTCAAATAAATCATATCCTGCAGAGAGATCTCCAAGATTTGCTTTATATTGAGCACCACCAGATGCATTGTAGTTTTGTCCACCACCTAATTCATAACCTACGTTACCTAATCCACTAAAGATAACTCCTGATGCGTCTTGTCCCCAAACACCACCACCAGTAGTAATTGGAGTGAATCCATCAGACTTAACACCACTTGTGGTAGTAAATCCAGTTGCTCTTGGAGTTGTATCCCAGAAACTATCTGCTGCTTGAGATGGGTTCCATCCTGCATAGATGTACTCAGAGAAGTTAGCAAGGAAGTTCTTATAGTAGGTATTTGTAGGAGGATTAACGTCAGATATTGTATCTGATGCCTTAGAAAGATTAAGGTTTTTCTCAAGAATCGTTCCTTGAATACCTGATACACTTCCTGTATCATCTACAAGTACGAGGTGGAATGCATCATTCTTACCATTTCTAACATCTGCATATCCACTTGTTTGTGGTTTAGATGCAATTGTGTTCCAGTAAACAGTACCGCTACTTAAATCAAGAGTTTGATTGTCATACCAGTCAGTAACTGTACCAGCTGTGTTAACACTTGATACTTTATAATCACCACCTTTGTTGGTTCCTGCAGTACTTACACAATAAACAATTGAACCAGGTGTGATTGATCGTTGCTCATCAAATTGTGCATAATTAATATATGTTTCTGTTCCTATTATATTACCTGTCTGCTCAACCTTGGAGACTATCTTAACATCAATTGTACTAGCTGCATTAGTAGAGTCTGTAGATAGACCTGTAATAATACCCTTAACGTATCCGTTAGTAGTAGCAGTTGTACCTAAACCAACCGTTGTACCACTATAAGCAACCGTAACACCACAACCTATTTCAAATCCAGCGACTTTAAGGTTTGTAGTAGTAAGACCAATTGTTTGATCCGCAAAATCATCAATAAAGCATAACTTTAATCCATCAGCCCATGTACCAGGAGTTCTAGCAGCATAAGTCCATCCGCTACTTATGTCTGTATAACTCTGATCATAGTCATCAAAGTTCTTAATTTTAAGAGTAGTGGTAGATGCAATACCAACTCCTCCAACAGGAGCACCAGCATTCGAGTTCTTCAGGTTTGCACCATCAACTCTAACTACTTTAAGTTGTCCTCCATATGATAAGAATGACGCTCCACTCATCCAGTACTCATACTGACTATCAGTAGATAGCGGTTTACCGAAGGATTCTGTTAAATCTACTTCGTTTTGAATGTCAATTACTTCATTAACTGGTCCAATTTTAAAAGGTCCTGCAATAGCACCTGTATTGGCCACTACATTATCAACTCTACCTACTGTTAGGTCAACCTCCCTAGTTAATACTCCAGGAGATATTTGCTGAGTCGCCATGCTTTTTTTCTCCGAATTTCTCAGTTTATCTTGAAATTATTTATTGATTACAACATTTTCAGTGGGGAAACATGCCGTGAACATTACCAATCAGGGTAAGTCCATTCAGGAAAGGGAAGTCCTTTTTTTCTACTATCAACAATCCTTTTTACTGTGCATATTTTACACTCATATGAATATGATGATGCAACTGGCCCTCTATCTTTACGAGTCCTATAAAAATTTTCTAATAAATTCTTTTTTTCTCCACAAATCCTACATCTCCTTTCTGACAGTAAAAGATGCCCTAACTTTATTTGTTTATCTAATTCCATTACAGAACTTGAATTACCCCATAAACATCAGGGATCTCATGCATCAATTTACTTTCTATACCTTGTTTAAGGGTGATCGCACTCATTGCACAAGTAGAACATGCACCCCCTAATCTTACTTTAACAAAATTAGTTTCATGTTCTATTTCTACAAACTCTAACCAACCTCCATCTGCCTCAATATAAGGTATAAGTTCCTCAAGAACTTTAATTACGTTTTCTTCAGTTAGTTCCATTTTTTTCTCCATGTGTGTGGCTAATTCATACTGTCTTACAAGGTATTCATACTGACTCATTAAGATAGATACTCCCACATATAAGACGACTCCCCATATTCGGAAGCATTTGAGTACCATCTATCACCATCTTGAATGAAACTATCATCCTCCATACCATCATCCATAAACCCGAAAGGAGCCATATCTTGTTCTATCTGATTCTTCTGTTCTTCATACAATCTTTTTCGTACATCTTGGTCAGTAAGTTCTTTAAAGTAATCGCATTGAACTAACCATGCATATATTACCAAACACATTGCAAGGTCATCATTACATCCTTCTTCTGCTTCAAATGAATTGCTCTTATGAATAAATGTAGTAAGTTCACTCATAATCTCATAATCAGTAAAAAGAAGTTTATTTTCTTCTATTAAAGTTTTTAAGTTAAGAGCACCAACCTTCTTAACTGTCTTGGACATCTTAACACCAAGTTGAGTCTTCTTACCAGAGAACCCTTGGCCTACAATTTGACCTGCTCTATCTCTCATAGAACATTGAAGTAAATTTGGATATTCCATGTCATAATTTAATATGGATGCTACCTGATCTCCTATATCATTTACTTCACATAAAATAAATGCATCATTATAACTCTTTCCTACTTCCTCAATAATACTTGGAAAAAGCATTGGTTTGATTTCATTATTCCTATACTTAGCAACTACGGCATGTGGAAACTCTGTAATATCTACAACTATAAACGCAGAGAAATCTTTTCCTACTCCTCGTGCAACGTCTACTGTAATTACATAATCATGTCCTTTTTGAGGATCAACATAAACATCTAATCCCGCACTTGTCTTTTCTGGTTGCTGATATACCAATGCTCTTAATTTGCTTGGAGCAATAAGAGTATCAACAGATCCTAAGAACTCACACTCAAACTCAATCTTGAACTGTTGTTCAGAAGTGTTTGCAATAGTTTGTTCCTTCCATACCTCATCCCTACCAGGAACTTCTGACCAATGAACATCTGTGGGTACATATTCATTCTTTCCTCTTTCTGCATCGTGCCAATACCTATAAAAGTGATTCATCCCGTGAGGGGTAGAAACCATTATGACTTTAGTAGTCTTACCAGAAGTAATAGTAGGATAAACGGAACTAAAGAATGCATCAGCGATATGGTTGGGAACAAAAGCAAATTCGTCAAGGAAAAGAATGTTAAAAGACATACCACGGACAGCACTTGCTGAAGTAGAAGCCGCCAAGATTTTACTACCATTTTCTAACTCCAATGAACCTTTATTCCATGATATAATTCCTTGCTGCATCCACTTAGGTAAATTCTCATAGGCAGTTTGTAAACGACCTAATAAGTCTCTAGCAGTGGCTGCTTTGTTAGCAAGTATACCAATATTTACATTATCATTAAATACCGCATAATGCAATAAGTATGATACAGACGTAGTAGACTTACCAGTCTGTCTGGGCATCTTACAAATATTAAATCTATTCTCATGGAAATTATTAATTAATTTCTCTTGAAAATCATAAGGCTCAAAAGGAACAAGACCTTCATCCAAACTAACAATCTTTACATGTTGCTTTGCAAAATATACAGGATCATTCTTACATGCCATAAACTCAAGGATTTGTTCCTGAGTGAATTCTTGTGCAACATTCGCCTTTTTTAAGAGGGGATTGCCTAAATAAATGTCTTCCATAATAACCTCCTACATCATTTCATATTTTCCAAATTTTTTATCATGATCTCTAGTTTTTTGTTGCAAGTCTAATATTTTTTCTAAATTTTTTACTTTCTTTTCTAAACTCTTAAGTTGTTCCTCCGATTTGGAGGAGAGGTTCTCCTTGGCCATTTTTAGAAACTTGGTAAGACCAGAGCTTAGCACCAGGATACACTTTTCTCACTTGATCCAGTACTTCTCTGCGTGAAGGTTTTTTGACAGAAGGGAAAAACATTTTTATCATGTACCCTTTTCCTCTCCAGCCAACATAAACATCGATTATATTTCCTATTTTAGATGGAATGCGAGTGGATTCACTTACACCACCGCCGTTACCACCACCATTAGAGCCGTTTCCATTACCATTACCATTGGTTCCGTTTCCGTTACCATTCTTTTTTCCATTGTCATCATCTTGCTCAAGATATCCTCTAGCACCAACATGGTAACCAGTAGGAATTTTTCTACATTTCTTCTTTTGATGACAATAGTATTGCCCTGAAGGACAGTTTTTCATAAAATAAACGATTCTACCTTTATATTTATCTAAGATTAAGCTTCTAAAGCAGTAAAAATGGATTTAAAAGTTGTAGAACTAGAAGAAGCAGGGTAACCTAATAACCTTAAAGCTCCGCTACTTATATCAGCTCCAAACGTTGCAATTCCTGTAGGTTGGTTAATAGTACCATATTCACTCATATATGCATTAGTTCCATCATGAATAACATTAATGGTAGTTCTATTATAATTGGTTCCTTGAACAATTTGAACTTGATAATTTACAGACCTATATGTAGAAGCACTAACTGATATTACAGTCGCTGCAGATGTAGATGTAGTTGTTAAAATTCCACCTTGAATATCTCCACCTATTAATTCTAAATTAGTTGAAGAAACAGGGTCAAAAGTAAAGTCTCCTGCAGTAGCATCATATCTGAGAAATCTACCATCTCCTAAATTAGAATCATCAACATCACTTAATCCTGTAAGAGTTGTAGTTCCTGCACTGACAGTAGTAAATTTGAATTTCTTACCCTTATGAACTCCAGTTTGATCTAAATCAACAACAAGTTGCATCCCATCATAAGCACTAATATTTGTAGAAATACCACTAATATCATCAAGATATTGTAACTCTACAGCACCACCTCCACCAAATGTGGCTAACTGCTGTTGAACTCTATTAACAAATGTTGTATAGTGCTTAGATAAATCTTCAACCGTTGCAAACTTTTTATCTAATGGTGTAAGAGGATCAGGTTTACCACCCACAGATTGTTCATAAGTAGGAGGGTCATTTAAAAGACCTTCACTCAATTCTTCTTGAGTTTCATTTAATTGTTTCTGTGTTTCTTTTAACTCCTCAACAATTTTATAAATTTCAACAATATCACTTTTACTGTTTCTATACTGTTTATCTAAATCAAAGAGATTTTTCTTTAAACTCCCAATATTCTCATCATAATCTTTAATTTCAGGAAGACTATGAATCTCTAATTGTAATTTATTAAGATAATCTTTAAGTTCTCTATTAGAACTACGATACTTTTTATTAGATTCTGAAATCTCATTTTCAATCTTTTGCCTAGTCTCATTAAGCTTACTTAATACACTTTTCTTTAATTTTCTATCATCATCTTTAAACTCATTATGATGTGACCAAATTTTATCTACTGCATCTTTTATCTCTTCATAGATTTTATCTTTAGTCTTATTTAAATGATCACTTACTTCTTTAATTTCAACTTTTTTCTCAAAATCCTTAGTATCAAGATTTTCTGTTAGATCGTGAATATCTGCATCAAATTGAGTTTTAAGATCCGTTAAATGATCTTTTACCTTAACAAAGTCATCATCAATTACACTAAAAGTTTTTCCAATCCATGAAAAATCAGGGACTTCATTAACCTCATTTACCCATTTTGGGAAAGTAGGAATTTGATCCTTAACATCATCAATAGCCTTACATATTGATTTTATTTCACCATCATAATACTTTGGTTCTGGGAGATTTTGAATCTTCTCTTCAATAGCATTTAATTGCTCATCATAGTATTTTACTTCTGGAAGAGTTTGAATCTCTTCTCTTACTAAATCAATTTGCTTACATATTGCTTGTACTTCTGCGTCATAATATTTTACATCGGGAACTTCGGGAATACTCTCTTTTAATTCTTCTAAGTTCTCAGAAAGTTCTTGAAGTTCTTTATCATAATATTTAATTTCGGGTATATCAGGGATACTTTCCCTAACATCATTTACCATACGAACCAATTCACCCCATTGAGGTGCTTTGATTACATCAAAAGTCTCATATTCAGTTGGTGTATAGTCATCTCTCCAATTATCCGTTTTTACTTCTTCTTTTATTTCTTCTTTCTCTATGAAATCTTCTACAGAGGGTAAATCTTTTTCCTCAGATATAAACTCATCTACTGAGGGTAATCCTTCCGAATTATCTTTATAGTCTTCTATAGACGGCAAATTTTCAATGTTGTCTTCCGACATGTTATGAGTAGCTTAGGTACTTTGGGATTTCTCTCCCCTTAAGTTTATTTATTGTCGTTTGGAAGTCCAGTTTTTATGAGTTTAGCAAGTTCTGCTGTAGATCCCACAAATAATGCATTATTAACAGTATTGGGGCCTTTTGATTGTTGCTCTTCATTTACATCTTTAAGTTTTTTCTGAAGATCCATCAACTTATCAGTAGCATCAGAAACACTCTTAATTAACTGCCCTGCTACCTCATATGCTCTCGGCATGTCACTCTCTTGAGCAAGTTCAAGAATTCCGTCAATTGCTTCTTGTCCTTTTTCAATGATAGAATATAAATTGCCTCTTGTATATTCATAATCTCTAGTTATATCATCTTTAGTAATTGGAGGTTTTTGTATTCCAACAGGTTCTTTAACTTCAATAGAATCCACTTCCACTTCTGGAGTAATATTAAAGGCATTATCTAGTTGTTTCATGATTATGTAAAGGATCCATCAAATCCAAAGTCATCTCCAATTTCTATTAGAGAATTAGTTGTGGCAGTAACTTTATTGACTGCAGCACCAGAAACGTGTGCAGTTGGAGTAGTTCCATCTTGACCTCTCTTAACAACCAACTTATTACCACTCTTCTTATCAACATAGATGGACTCACTATCAACAATAACATATGTATTAAGTTCAATACCAGATGAATCATTAACCTCCATCAAAGTACCCTCAACACCCATATCTTCAGATAGGTTTGTTGTTACATCATTATCATAAGCCTTAGTAGCACGAGGAACAACAGAGTAGGTGACATCTCTTGTAGGTGTCTTGGTAGTACCACCAACAACGTATCCAATTTTTGCAGATCTGATAAGATCTTTGGATGCAGCAGATGTATCTCCAACAGGACCAAATAGGTATGTTTTTGCTGTAAATCTAAATGTATAAATTAATGATCTACGAGTTGTAAAATCTCCCTCATAGTCATCTTCCATTGTGATGTTTTCAATAATAACAGGAATATCTCTCTTCTCTCCAATAGTACTTACAAGGTCAACACTTAAATTATATGAAGGTTGAAAGTATGGTAATATCTGTTCTACAATCTGAAGCATATCATCATTCAACTTCGTAAATACTGAAAGTTCAAAAGACATGTTATAAGGAACAGGCATATATGTCTTTCTTATAGCCGTTGCAATTCCTACTGTGTGTGATTTAAATGTTTGAGTTGTTGTTACTTTCCTTGATCCATCATATTGCAATCCTACAAATTCAAACGACATTCTAGGTAATGTGATTGAAGTAGGTTTATTAAGATCAGGAGATTGTTGAAGACGTGCTAAAAACTTCTGAGTAGGTCCATATGCAAGAGGAACTCTGATAGTGCTTACAACATTATCATCAGAATCTTCATGCTGAATTTCTATTCCATTAAAAAGGGTTCCAAACGAAATAATCGTTCTTCTCAATATTTCGTGATAAAAATACTCAAACATTTCTATAAACCTATTGTATTATATTTAGGGAGTTCCGAATGGATTGGTCTCACTGAAATCTAAAATAGAATCTGCTTGAGTTTCTATTTCTAAGTTATCAGGATATTCACTCACAGTATTATCTAGTTGTTCTGACTTCAATTGATAAGCAGCTCCACTTTCTGATCCAGTAATATCTTCTCCTGCAATAAAGTCTCCTGTAGTGTTAGATATGACTAATACACCTGTTACAGCATTCCAAGTCTTCACAAGTGCCGTCTTACCACTCTGAGACCCAGTTACAGTCTCATTATCTATAAAGTCTCCTGTTCCTGCCATGTAAGGAGTTCCAATGGTAATTGTAGGTGCGACAGTATATCCAGCACCAGCATAAGACATGTAAACATTGGAAATGGTTCCTGCAGAACTTACAACCGCAATAGCAGATGCAGTAGTTCCAATACCAGGTCCACTAATAGTTACAGAAGGTGCGGTAGTATATCCAGAACCACCATCAGTAATCGTAACAACACCAACAACATTATCACTGATTCTACTTGTTGCAGCAGCTCCAACACCATCATTGTTACTACTTAATATAACAACTCCAGGATTATCAGTATATCCAATACCTGGATTTTGTACATAGATTCCTTGTACCTTAGAACCTATTTCAGATCCATCACAATTAATAATTCCATCAAGAAGAGTTGCAATACCAACCGCTTGACCACCTATAGTTGGAGAAGATGAAATCGCTACATTAGGTGCAGCAGTGTATCTTTCACCTCTATCCGTTATAACAAATTGGTTAATACCACCAGTAGTTACAACTCCTGCGATTGCTGTTGCAGTGGTTCCTGCGGCCACCAATGTAAGAGTGCGGAGATTAAAGTCTACATCAACTGTATCATCAATATCCTCAATACCAGTATCAATAACTTCATCTTCTGGTCTGAATAGTTCACAAGTTAATGTATATACATAATTCTTCTTTAACTGATAAAATGGTTTCTCATGCTCTACAAACTTAATCTCAAAAAGTCTATCACCAAATGGGAAATATACTAAATCTCCTTCTCTAGGCCTATCATATATTTCAACATTAGGTAACTCAATATCAGGTAAATTTTTTATCAAAGGAGCAATATAATTTTGATATCTTTCTCTTGAAATTGTTACAGTCAATTCTTTATTAGACTGAATACCAAACTTAGAAAGTAATACTGTATTATCCCCATACCCATCAAAATTTTCTACATATGCCTCGATAGGATAAGAATTATTGAACTTAGATTCAATTACTTCTCTAATAATAGTATTAGTAGTCGCATACTGACGAGGAAGATAATGAACTTCCACGCCATATATTGTTAATTGTTCATTAATTAAATCTTGTACAAGACCCTGTTCACTCGATGATCCTTGTAGAAAATAGGGATTTAATGCCATTATCCTATCATATCTAGAGGTGGTAATTCATAAGTATTGGACATCATCTCTCTTATCACTTCTAGATCTTTCATTCCATCTTCATAGATTGCTCTACCATCAAGTTCAACTCCACCAGGAAGTTTTACTCCTTGGAACTTGATTAAGTTTTGACCCCACTGTCTTTTTAAATTAGCTGTAAAATACTTTTTAAGAAAAGAATCATTATATACTCTGGTATAATCATTTGGATCCAGAGTTCTGAAACAATCCAAAATCAACCAATCACCTACGGTAACAGTTTCCCAATCAATATCAAGATACAATCTATCCATTCTCTGATTAAATCTTATTTGCTTTTCTGTCGTCAATAAGTAATCAATATCAGACAAATAAGTCTTAGTCATTGCATAACTTAAAAGACCATCATATCCAAGGTTAAAAGCAACATCATTTAAAAATAACTGATACTTAACACTAAACATATTGTTAGTAGCAGTATTAGCACCATCAAAACGGAATACCTTGTAGACACCAATAACAGCAGGTGGTACTTGTAAATAATTACTGTTCTCTTTCCAATCAAACTGAACTGATACCCCATCAATAGTGGATGATGCAGTAGTTGTTGTTATTCCCGTAACATTAGATTCACCTGGTCCTTTTCCTCTATCAACATCTTCTTGCGTAAACTGATATTTTAAATAGGTTTGTAATACTCCATCAAAATGCCTTTCTTGAAAATATTGAATAGAATCATCCAATATATCCTCTACTTGCTCATCCGCAACATTAATTTCCAACACAGGGGCTCCTAACTGCCTTTTAGCATAATCTATTAATTGAGATCTGGTTGCTGGTTGTGCCATGTATTTACTATTCCTGTGAAATTATTTAGGAAGGTGCGGAAGAGATACCTGCCTTAACTATAATCGAACCCTGAACTAGTCTATAAATCGTAGATGCTGTAGATACCCTACTGAAGGTTACAGCAGTACCAGGAAGGATCTGAGACCCCGATGTGAAGGCAGTTCCCACTTCAATGGTATTGCCCGTAGAAACAGTAACCACAGGTACATCTGTAAGTTGATCACTTATTGTTACAGAGTCACCAACAGCAACATTAGTAACCTTATTCAAAGTAAATGTTGTTGTACCAATACCCGCAGTGCTTCCTACTGATATAGCAGTTTCTAGTACATCTGTAGTATTAGATGAAGAAGCAGAATTTACTAAAATATCATAAACATATCTTCCTCCTGCTAAACTTCTAGTTTGGGTAGAACCCAAAGAAATTTCTATTTTTCCACCTGCTTCACTAGTGAATCCAACACCAAAAGTAGCAGCCACAATATCAGTAGCACCCACTGCAACACTCTTAATCATCTGAGAAGAACCACTATAATCAGTAAAGTTAAAAGCAGTTCCGTTAGGATTAGTTACTGTAAATATATTACTAAAATTAGCACCACCATTAATGGTTAAATTAGACTCATAAGGAGTTCCTGATGCAACATCAAATGTTATATTTTGATTAGCCATTTACTAACTCCTTGAGTAAAGATTTAATTTCATTAATCTCATTTTTTAAATTATCAAGATCATCTTTCATATTATCTATTTTATCATTTCCATTATCTCTCATATTTTTTTGAGTGATATATTCATTATATCCACTGGCATTTTGATTGACAATAGAATTGGTTTTAGGGTCTCTATACAATCCAGTATGACCCTCTACTTTAAGATAAGACATTTTAGGCAAGTGCTAGGACTTTAAGATCTTTCACACGAGGAACATATACCTGATTGGTTGAAGTCATTACCAGTTTAATTCTATAGTACCTAAAGGAAGGAACATCAGTGGCAGTGAAAGTTCTTTCTTTAAAGTCATTAAGACTAGGTTCTACTAATTCATTATTAGTAGGTGCTACAAACGAATCAGGTCTTCCATCATTATCTGCAGGATCGATTACCTCTCCTCTTTCATTAAGATTGTTATATCCAGGGAAAGGTCTATAAACTGGTTCAAAGTTTTCATTATCACCAATTGCATAGAATGCTCTAATATCACAACTATCATTCAAATAAACATTTGCAATAATTTTGACGGAAGATGCAGGATTTTCCAATGCAATTTCTTTAGAAAGATATTGGAAAGCATTAGGATCATCAAACAAACTATTAACTCTATTATCACTTGTATAACTACTTAATCCGATAGGAGCATTAACTCTATTAGAAACAAAGATAGCACTCATTCGTTGAGTATCAATTACAGGTGTTAATTTAGAACTTACAGTGGATAAATTAATCTGCATATTCATTGATTTATTACCAGGCAATGCACTTAATTTATTTGTTTCATTAATCTTAGAAGCAATTATTCTTGGAGTAGAAAGAAGATTATTTTCACCTATTGCGACTGCTTCAGATGTTTGTTCTAAATAACCAGTTTCACTACCATCTAAACTAGAACCACTAATAGTTCTTACTTGGGCTGAAACATTAGTTCCAGGAACTGTAAGAGTTTGTAGTTGAGGATTAATTATTTCAAAAGGAATATTTTGAGTAGCAGTTGCATTAATTCCTCCTCCTGTTTGAGTTCTATCTGTATATAAAATAGGGAAACTTTCTCCTGTAGATCTGCCCAGTCCACTAGAACCCATATCCAATTTAATAGTATAAGAATCAAAAGTAATTGGATCTGCCGTAGTTACATCAGCCAAATTGTGAGTTTTATTAATCCTTCTCAGGGAAACTCCACCCAATTCATATTTGTAAACCAGCGTTCCTGCAAGATAATTCTTAGCGGTAGTAGAATCAATTGATCGAGAAGTAATTCCAATATTGGTTCCTGAGGCAGACTCATAAGAAAGAATCTCATTTCCAATCTGTAGATAACCATAGTTAGTGGTTCCTACTCCTACACTTTCAAACGTATCTAAGTTATTAACATTTTCTACAACAATCTCTCCTGTTGTAGTAGAATTTAAATCATTAGTTAACTTAGTGGGAATAATATCAGTTTGGACATCGGAAAGAGTAACAAAATTATCACTAAAATACATTCCATGATTTTCATGATTAACTACAATTTGATCTCCACTAGTAACCTCAGTAATATCATTAATATAAACACCTCCTCCAACATTGTTAGCACCATTTAACTCAGTAGTGATACCAGTAGAACCATCTAACATAATATACTGAACTGTCTTACCAACACCCGTTACAAAATCACCTTGAACATTATCAACAACTAATTGCGTAGCACTAGAAATTCCAACCACAGATAATCTAACATTAGCACCTATAGCCTTATTACCAATACCAGTAGATCCTATACTTAAAACATCACCAGCCACATATCCATCTCCACCTGCTGTAATCGTTGCACCAGTTGCTACTCCATTTTCAACAGTAATTTTAGCCGTTGCATTAGCACCACTTCCTGTTACACTACTTAATTTAACATCTGGGAATACCCACCCACCTGATACAGGAGTAAGTCCAATACCAGAATTAATAATATTTAAAGTTCCTGTTGCAATTCCTGCACTTGAAACATAATCACCTGTAGCATTACTACCAAATTGTTTGATCGTATATCCTGCTTTTAGATTAGCATCTTCTAAATTAGAACCAATACCTATTCTTATCTTTCTAGAAGTAAAATTAATAGGATCTGGTAATAACCTAGCAATTTGATTATTACCTAAAGACAATTCAGGATTATAAACTTCTATTGATCCTGTTTGGGCAAAATCTGCTCTGTATAAAGTAAATTTAAGATCTTCCCACTGACTTGGTTCCCATGTAGAACCATTTTGAGATTTAAATAAAGAACCCAAGAATGGTTGTTGAGCAACAAAGGTTCCTGTTATTAAATCAGTTTCTCCTACTCTTGAAACAATGGCAGAATACTTATAGGATTCTGAAAGAAGAACTATTGCATATTCAGTTCCACCTTCAACATAAATTGGAGCATTAAAAGTAAATGTGGTGGCTACCGTACCATTATTAGAAACACTAATTTCAGATGGTGATTTAACAATTTCAGAAAATGGAATAACCTTTGTAGTAGGAAGACCATTTACCATAGTCCTTAATTGGAAGGTAACAGGTAGTTCTGTATCATCTTTTGTAGCAAAATAAACTTCACAACTTGTTAAGAAAACTCCATTAGGATCTGGGACAAAGAATGATTGTGCTAGAGGATCCCATTGTTGCATTCCTAAGTTCATCCATATTCTAGTTCCTTCTACTTCTGTCCATCCACCCGTATTTCTTGTTTCAGTGATAGCAGTATTTTCAATTCTTGCATTTCTAACAGAAATAATATCTTCCTGAATAGTTTCTAGAATTCCCGTAGATCTAAATCCTTCATCCGCAGTTGTTTGTGCATTTTGTCTATCAAGAGCCTCATTATTAATTAAAGTAAGTACTTTTTCACCTGTTTCAAATCGTGGATGGACTCCAACATCAGGATCAGGAATATAAAAACTTCCAATTAAATTTGCTCCAATATCCGATACTAATCTAACATTAGTAACAACTGCTAAAGCACCACTAGTTTCTCCAACTAACATCATATCATCTTCTACCCATCCCCAATATGATCCTTGAGGTTGATCTGCTAATGAGAAAGTATCAACATTTAGAATAGTAGAAGTTGATGAATAAGTAGCAGGAATAGGTTCCGCAGAATAAGGACTAGCTCCATATCTCTTTGTAGGTGCATTATATGGACCTTCCATATGATTGGACTGTGCTACTCTGAATCTAATACTAGGATCCACTAAATTACCATTTTGTGGAGCACCTCCAATTGGTCTAGTTGTTCCAGTAACAGTTTCTCCTACCTGGAATACACCAGAAGCCATGGAAATTTCTAGTAGTTTAGGAACACAATATTGTGTTACATCTCTACCATCAAAAAATGCATATAATCTAGTAGATGGTTTAACTCGTTTTGCAACAAATTGAACATTACGAGATCTCATGAACCCAATAAGGTCTCTGCTTACAAGTCTATCTCCTTGGGAAGTCTGATCAAACTGTTCTGTAATTACTCTACGTGTACCTGATCTTGTTTCCTCACCCCTAACTCTTTGGAAAAGAGCAGTAAACTGCTGCCTCATGTTTTGTCTTCCAGGACGAGAACCTGGAGCCCATCGTTGACCTATTCCTTGAACCCTACGTCTTGCGGTTTCTACTGTTCCTGACCAATTTTGTTCCCATGTATTCCAAATAACACCTCCAAATCCTGCTTGAGGATTTCCACCGAATTGTTCAGTAAATTCAGCAACAGTTTCTGCAAAATCACCTTCCACATTAATAATATTTGCCTCTAATCTTCTAGTATCAAGCCAATTATCAGATGCTGGAGTAAGATCAAGAGTTCCCTGCCAGAAAGATACCATGAAAGGAGTTACAGACTCACTTCTAGTTCCTCCTGTTTGCTTTAACCACTCAACTTCATTATAATTAAGAGTTATTATATCTCCTGTTCTTTTAATATTAGTTCCTTGTGGATTAATATATCTTTTATCCGAATTAGCATTTACTCCTTCTACAGGGCCTAATTCCAAATCAACTGCAGTAGTATAATGTTTCGGTCTTAAAATTTGATTTTCTACATCTACACTATTCTTATATCCAACAAGAGTTGTTTGTGAAAGAAAATTAGTAAAATTATCAACAAAAAATCCCGCTTTAAATTTATTAAACCCTGCAGAGTCAGGAACAAATAAACTGGCCGTATTTGCTTCTAATAAAGAAAGAGAAGTATAATATTCCAAAGATGAAATTCTCTTTTCAAGTCGGTTAATATCCGACATTTTATATCTCTTATAATTTAAGAAATTAATGGAAATGTTATCTGTAGTATAGAGATAAGGAGGCAATTCAGCAGTAGCAATCTTTAATCCATCGTCAACTATTATTGGTTCTCGTGGGTTAACAGCAGGAGTACCATATTTAACTTGGAAATTACCTTCTTTAGTAATATAGATGGAATCTACTCTTCCAAGATAATATGAAAAATCAGTTAGAATTGTTTCATCAGATGCTAAAATATTAGCCGCAGAATTGCCAGCAGCATTAAATTCTCTTCCATAAAATTCAAGAGGAGATCTTACATCTTCAGCAACAACATAATCAGAAACTCTAGGTCTAATATCAATTAAATCAGTATTTCTAACACCATTTACTGTTTGAATTTCAGTAGTATAATTAAATGTATCATAAGAATTTTTAGTTGTTATATCTCCATCATCTGTAGACTGATAATAACCATTTGAAAAATATATTTTTAATTGGCGAGTAGGTGCATCGGAGTCAGATTTTCTTTGAATAGAAGGATATCCATAGAAAGATTGATTTTGACCATTTTCAGAAGTAAAATTAGGAGATATATTTACACTTGTAAAATCTAAGGTAACAATTTTTCCTTCAATCTTAGATTCTTCAAAAGAAACAACTTCATTTTCTTTAAATTTAAGATCATTTTCATTAATAATTGATATTTTGCTGTCAGAAACTATTTCAGCAACAATGGCACATGCATTAGAACTCATTCCTTTAATTTTTTCACCTACTATCAAATCAGAAGTTTTTCCTGTAGGTCCAGTTAATGATGCAAAAGTTAGTGTAGGAGCTGATGCTTCTGAAGTATCGACAGATTCAAAAACAGCATGTACATTTATCAGATCTGCAACATTCAGAGATATATCTAAATCTTGAACTCTAGTACCATAGGGGTAATTTCCTGAAGTTAATCCATCATTAAGAGTGGTTGAACCAATACCAGATGCAGAATCAATAGATTTATCTACTACAATACTATTAACTCTATTTCTAATTTTCTCCTTTGCTTTAGGTTTTTGCTTTTTCAGTGTTGTAATGAGAGTAGCATCATCAATACCATCACTTAAACCCTCAATCTGTAATCTAGTGGATCCAGAAGTTATTTTTACTCTATCTTCTGTTAAAAGTTCAGTAGTACCATCACCTTTTATTAAGGTGTATCTTTCTGGTTTAAAGGGTAAAAATGTTTCATTTGTACCAGCTGCAACCTGTTCTGAAAGTTGACCTCCACTAATAAGAACACTTTGAGTTTTTCTTATTCTTATAACTCCATCAGTTAAATCAACATTAGAAATATTGGCATTCGGTAAAATAGTATAGAAAGAATTATCATCTGAATCTTGTAAATCTGTACTAACAAGAGTTAAATCAGAAACTTGAGTAGTCACAGCAGGTAATTTACCATCAGCTACACCAGTAACCGTATTAACACCCGTTACAACAACATGAGTCGTACCAACACTGACAACAGATGCCATAATTGGTTCATTAAATTCACTAGTCTGTGATGGACTAAACTTAAGAATATTTCCAACTTTAATATCTCCAGGAAATATTGGATTAGTGCTTCTTATTGAACTAATGGTTCCACTTGGATATCCCGAAAGACTAGAATCCCATGCAGTTGGTGAAAGGGTTGCAATACCAATATTAACAACATTTGTCTGAACGGTGTCTCCAGAGAAGGTCTGTGCAGCACCTACAGTATTCATACTAGGTCCATTAGTATTTCCAAATACCGATTTAACATCAGAAATACCAAAAGATGTTACTGCAATAGCAACCCTTGTATTTTCTTCACCATCAATTATAAAATTCTCATTCTTTATAAATTCTCCTTCTACTTCATACAAAGATAATGCAGTACTACTCGTTACAGCATCTTTCAAAAATGCAGTAGCTCCACTATTTTTTCCTTTAATATGAGTAGGAACAGTTAATGTTATATTTTCATTTAATGTAATTTCCGTAACTGTTTGAATATCATATAGTTTTAAATCCCATTCATTAACATCCGAATTGGCTCTATCATATGATCCAGAATTTAAATCAGCATCATATACTCTTGCAACACCAATTTCTTTACCTGCAGGTAAGGTAGATGCAGTACCTACTCTTTTATCTCTTAAACTTAAAACATACGTATTACCAATACCAATTTGAGGAGATCCATAAACTTTATTTAATTTTAGAGTAGCCCCTGTATTGAACTCCAGTGCTTGTTCTTCTACAAGTTTAGTAGTTCTTGGTTTAGGACAATCCAAATAGGTTGGAACAACAGTTTCTATATCATATCCCTTTACAAATGCTCTACCTGGTGAAACTTGATATAATGCAAGATTGTCTGATGGAGACTTACCACTAGGTGTTACTTGATTACTATTGTATATTCCGTTATTACCCTGATAATTATTTAAAGATTCCTTTGCTTTAGTGGTAAAAGGTTTTACATAATAGTCTCCCGATTCAGCATAAGTTCTTCTGGCTAATTCATCTGCAATATGTTTATATTCAGTACTTTCTTTTTTAGATTTTACTATACCTTCTTCAATAGTTGCAAGTTCAATAAAATTATCATCATCAAAATCATCTAATGACTTTTTGACTAGTGATGTTGTTATTCTAAGTCTATCAGCACCAGGAGCAGAAAAATTAGTAAATCCTCTTGCATTATCATTTAAATTAGGATTAACATCCGCATTAACTATTTGCTCACTCATGAAGAGTCCAACTCTATAACTAGGAGAATCGGAATATTGAGAAAGAATAATAGATTGATCATTTACATTTAAAAATTGCCCTCTTCCAAAATAAATTCCTTGAGAAATTGAAAATATTGAACCTGAAGAAAGTGCATTGGATGCTAATGTTGATGCAAAAGCCTCTCCAGAAGCAATTGTAGTATTAGCAGATAAAATATCTTTATTAACGCTCAATAATTCATCATCTAAAAACTTAGAACCAGCATTATCGGAAGTACTAGAACCAATATAATTGATATAAAGAGTAGTATTTCCTTTTTCTGAATTTCTTCCTATTAAAATTTTATCTACAACTGCAGTCACACCTGAAGTCAATCCAGTAATTGTTGCTCCTCTTACCTGATTTACATAATCACTTAAAGGAATTCCTAAGTATACATTCTCTAACTGAACACATTGATAAGGACTTATATAAGTGGTATTACCAGGAACTATCTTCGCACCTTCTTTAAAGAAGTGTTGACCAAATTTTTCAATCTGATCTTGTAAAATAGATTGAAGATTATTTAGCTCTCTTGCTTGTACTGGATAAGCAGGTTTAAATAATACCTTATAATAGTCATTATTTGCACTGAAATCATCAAAGTATGGAGCTACGTTTAGATTAGTTTCCTGTGGCATGATTCTTTAGAATTGCAAAATGACTTTAATATCTTCTTTTTGATTAGTAGACCTAGTAATTGAAGGTCTATTATCAACGTAAATAATGTTTCCAGAATATTTTCTAACTTCTGGGTTTGCCACTCCTTTTGTGAATGACTGTCCAAGATAATAGGTTTTACTATTTATTACAGTAGATATACCTGTAAATGAACTATGAATCCCTAAAGTAACGGATCCTCCCATGACATCTAATGACCCTTGATTAGCAGTGATGTTATTAGTAAATCTATGCAATTGGAATCCATACTCAGGATCGGTATTAGCCGTACCATTGGTATTAAATCCAGCAGTAGTTCTATCCTGCCAATACTTCAAAACTTGAGTATTTTGATCATAAGAAATAACTCTACCAACTGCAGTAGATCCTATTCCAATAGTTTGAGTAACAAAATCATCAGCAGTAAATGTAGCATTACTTGCTCCAACTCCTGTAAGTTTTAAAGCATATGTAGCACTTGCTTTATCAATTTCTAAATTAGAACTGGTTCCATATGATTTGGGATTTTGTACAATTCCAACACGAGCAAATTCATTCCCCGTTATAAAATCAGGGTTTCCTGTATCATTTTCTATTCGGCAATATATGAGAGAACTTTTTGCTCCCAATTCACGATATATATCAGCCCCATGACCACCCTCAGGAGGAATGATAACATTAAATGCAGGAGCTGTACTTCCTACAGGTACTCCCCCTGCTACAACATCCAAAGTACCAAAACTATAACCAGCACCTCCTTTTGAAACAGTTACTGATTCCACTTTAGATGCACTATTAATAACAACAGTTGCTTCTGCCCCTGTTCCATCACCTTTAATAGGTACTCTGGTATATGATTGGTTTGCAGTACCTAATCCAGCCCCTCTATTTGTAATAGTAACAATTTTAAGTTGACCACTGGTAGCAGCATTATCTCTTACAGGAGCATCAATAGAGTTAGTTGCCCAATCCGTAGGAACAGGCATAAAGTTTGTAGAATCAAATTTAGTAATATCACCAGGTTTAATTGTATAAAGATATTTCCAAATATAACCATCACCACTAGTACCAGCCGCTCTTGGTTCTAAGTCTGTGAAAGTTGGTTCATCTAGAGATGCTTTTCCTTCTGTGTTATCTGGGTCAGTTCCATTTTGAAGACAAATATAAACTCTAAAATCGGAATTTATAACAAAATACTTTGCATCATATAAACTAATGGCATTCGATGGTTTAGATGGATTCTCTGCTTTAATATCATTTCTATACATATCATAAGTAATACCCGATGCCCAAGTATGTTTAGGAACTACTTGTTTGACATCAGAAGATGTTACTTTTTTCAAAGCAATCATACTATCCCAATACTCATTTTCTTCGTTAAAAGAATCTCTAGGATTGGGTGGAGTAGAATTCCAGTTAGAATCAACTTGGGTTGCATTGGGTAAACCGATCCACGTATAATATGAATTAGTTGTCGATGCTACACTAGCGACAAAATCTTTAGTATTTAATATACGAAGTTGATCCGTTATAATTGCGGCCATTTTGACAATTTTTTTAGTTATTTATTAAGTTTATTAACCAGAATAATCTTTAGATTTCAAAGGTGCTACTCTTGTAATAAGAGCAGACGTAGAAAGTCCAGTAAATCCGTTCTCTGTATATGCAGTAAATGCTTTAGGAGAAGTTCTAGAACCTAATACGATTCTACCCCATGAGAAATTACCATAGAATTCACTTACTCCCATTCCCGATAAGGAATTGAAACTAGAAACACTAGTTGTTACTCTCGCAACATAAGTATTAGCAATACCAGGAGTAGAAGTTTCTGCAACCGAAACGGCAGCAACTTCATAAACATTATCTATAAAGGTAGTTCCTATACCTATCACAGATCCATTTTGATATAGAGATGTTAAACCATTTCCAATATTACTATTAGAAACTGTAAAGTAATATCCAGTTTGAATACCACTTATAGTAACAGCAGTTCCTGTTACCGTAGCATCTCTCATAAAGGAATCCGTTGGAATATACAAATCAAACACAACACCCGTAGATGCAACACCTACAGTGGTTGTAGAAATTCCAACAATTGTACCAAAATCACCTTGATATGTAGTAGATTCATTAACTTCATTTGTTGCTGATGGAACTTCAATAAGAACTTCAGGTGGAGTGGTAATAGTATAACCAGTGCCAGGAGAAGTAACTGTTATTGCAGAAACTGCGTCTCCAGTAAGTGTAGATGAAGCAGATGCTCTAGTAGTAGTTCCTAATCCCACAGGAGTAGCGATAATCACATCAGGAGCAGACGTATATCCCGTTCCTCCATAACTCACCACAACAGAAGATATTGTATTAGCAAGAGAAACAACAGCAGTTGCAGCAGCTGCTACGAGATTATTTTGAGATGTTATAGAAATCTTTTGAGTCTTAGCAGTTGTTTGAGATTCATTATCAGGATCAAAGAAAGGTCTTATACTTTCCACATATACAACAGTTGATGCAATACCAACAGATTGAATAATAACTGTTGTGGGATTAACTAAAGCTTCCAATTCTGGTCTGGCTTTACTTACGATTTGTCCATCAATAATTTTATCAGATCCCTGTTTAGTCCAATTAACTGTTCTTTCACAATCTGGATTACCATTAATACCAACACCTACATATGCATTTGTATCAACAATATCAGTTGCAACAATATCAGTTACTAATCTGTCATCCTGAAGTAAAGATCTTGCACATAAATTAGCATCACCTTGAACTTCAAGAAGATCTCCCTCCTTAACAGTTTCTAAAATATCTGTAAAGGTAACGTCGATATCTCCACTTCCCTTATAAAAGAGAATCTTACAAGTATCACCATCAAATGTTCCATCATCATTTGGTCCTTTAGGGGCTTCGGAGAAAGTCAAGACACTACCATTTTCAAATGTATATCCTTCACCAGGAACTTGTAAAGTATCATTTATAAAAACTAATAATGCTGCTTGAACATCAATAATTGACCCTTCCTTTGCTCTAATAGTAACAGGCACTCCACCTTTCTTTAAAGTAAATGCTCTTTGAGTACCATTAAACTCACTAGTAATCTTATCCAATACTTCAAGTTCACCAAAGAACCATGCACTGAACTTATCTGACTGAGTTTCTTGTATAGTGATTTGGAATTCCTCAAAAGTCACAGTAGGATCAGTAGGAATACCAGTAGTTCCCATTTTAGGAACAGTTAAAATTTGATTATTGTCATAACTATATCCAGTATTTTTTATTTCAAAATTAATAACACTCGAACCTTGACCTACTACTATATCAACAGTTGCTTGAGTTCCTATTCCAGAAGACTCAGAACTATAAATTAATGGAAGATTGGAATATGAAAGTGGATCATCAATAACAACTTCTGGTGGGTTTGTCGCTGTATAACCAGTACCTGGATTAGTAATTGCAATACTAACAATATGACCACCACTTATAGCAGCAGTACCAATAAATTCAATATTAGGAACACCAAGACTTAAAGTTTGAAGACCTACATTAACAGTAGTTTGAACTCCTGTTCTATAACCAGATCCACTGTTACCAATACTAATTGAAGTAATTGTACCAGCAGCAGAGATAACAGCAGTTCCACCAGCAGCAACAAGAGGCTGATACCCAAAACCGCTAGTTGAACCTACTGATACAATCATACCCCTGACAGGAATAGAACCGCTATTAGGGTCATAGGCTTCGGATGTGGCTGTTCCTGTGAAAGTAATGCTACTAATACCAGTAAGACCCTCGGATAAGGTATAATCCTGATCAACTGTTAGATCACCTGTTGGTCCTTGGAATATGCCATTTATAAGAACCGTAGCATTAGCAGTAGAGAATCCACCAACGTTTGCTTGATCTGATGTGAGAGTAAATGTTTTTCCAATACCATTAAATTCATCAGAAATATCATCAAAAACAACATTCTCCACATAAGGTCTATCAACACTACCTTCAGCTGCAGATCTCATGAAGGATCTTCCTTGGAATGTAGAATGAGTTGTTATTCCAACCCAATCTCTACTATCAGGAGGATTGGTGGTAGAACTTATAGGAGTAGGCCCTTGAGGTGCAGTAATAAAGTTAATTGTATTATCAATAATATTATAATCACCTTGAATTTTACTTACAATTGAATTTGCAGTATGAACTCCAATATTAGTTCCCATCCAACCACGATCTACAAGAATATCATTTGTAGCTCCATAACCAACAGTATTAATCTTCATTATTTCTTCACTAATCCTAACCAAGTCACCACTAAAGAATGAAGTTACTCCAACAGTTTCTAAAACCTTTGCCCCCAACGATAATTGAGTAGTTATTCCTGTAGTAACAGCAGTTGCAACAATAGGAGATTGAATTGCATTATCAAGAGCAATTATACATTTTGTATTTTGATCTTGTGCCGTTATCGTATGTGCAACACCACTACCAACTGCTGATAGATGTAAAATATTTGGAACGGCTTTTAATGCATCTTCTGAACTCTTAGCAAACTTAATGGTACGTTCATCAATTTTAACAATATAAGTTGTTGATGGTAAAAGAGTAGTAGATCCATATCCAGAAATAGTCGTGGTAGCAATTCCAATGGGACTTCCATCTGTAGGATATGAATATTGAACTTCTTCACCAGTAACATAGAAGTGCTCTGGAATTGTAACCGTATTCTTAGTTAAATCAACAATTGATGAGTCACTACCATCAAAATCTCTTTGGAAAACATTTCTACCATTATGCTGTAAATTAAATGCTCTAAGAACATCTGTTTCTGTACCAGTATAATCCCCATATCCTACACTAATAGAAGCATTAGTTAAATCTATCTTGTTAACAGTATCTCTATCATCATTTCTAGCAGTAATTTCAAGACCCATCTGGAATACACGAACTGATGCAGCAATACCTGCATTCGGAGTATACATTAACTGAGTATGAGAAGTAGAAGTTGAAACTGCAGCTCCTACAGTTCCTATTCCTGCACCAGCACTAAGAATACTTGCATACTCTGTGATGTATGCTTCAGAACTGTCATTTAAGACAATTACTTCAGATACTTCATAAACATTATTAGTTGTATCTTCTACACTAAGTAAATAATATGCAGCATTATGATCATTAATCGCAGAATCATTATTAATCTCATATTCAGCAATTTTATGGGCAAGTGGAGAAGATGCCGATGGAATTGCAGTAAATGCTGAATCTACAAATGCAGTATCAAAAATACCATCCCCAAGATATACAGTTCCAATACCAGTTCCACCAGCTCCCGTATTAGCAGCTGCCATAGCAATAGTTATAGTATCTACGGTACAAGCAACACCTGCATTAGGGACAAAATCAATATTAAGAGGACCAGTTGACATTGAGGCAATATAAGTTCCCAATCCTGTTCCACTATAATCTTCATCAGTTACAGTTGTTACTTGACCATACTCTAAAAGTTCTACTGTTGTACCATCATGAAGGATATTTAATTCATCAACTTCCCTCAGTCCATTATCAGAATCAATTTGAACTAGAATCTTTGCACTTCTATAGGTAGAACCAATACCAACAATATTAGTAGTAGTTCCTTCAGCAACAGATACTTGAGTTGATTTAATATCAACAGAACTTCCTAAAGTAGTAGATCCTATTCCTGCAACTGTACTTAGACCAACAATATCAAAACTAATTGCACTTACATTATAATCATTAACTTGATATTTTGTTGGATAGAAAAGAAGTCTTCCTTGATTTCCACTAACATCAAAATCAAAACTTCCCAGATCACTTACAGTCTCAACTCGGCCATACTGATTGATAAATCCACTAGAACCATTATGTAAAAGACTAACGAACATACATTGACGTTCTCCAGTGAAAGTCTTATCTTTAACAAGAGTAAAGAATTTTTTATAAGTTTGTTTAATATCAAAACTGTCACTAACAGAAAATCTTGTTGCTCTTGGTTCACTATTGAATTGTGAACTAATATCATCAATAACAAGAACTCTGTTACCTACTGATTCATAGTAATCAGTTAATATTCTTGAATTAAAGAAAATTTGATTAGATGCTAATCTATCATCATTAATACTCAAAGAATTTTCTGTAATTAAATCAAAACTAGGATAAGTATCAATTTTCATCACACTATCTAAATTCAAAAATGCAACTAAATCACTATTATTCGCAATAATAGACTTTTCCGTTTGCTGCGTAGACTCTACAATCATATCACTGAATTTCATAAACCCTGAAGGATGATTAAGTGTATCTACAGCTTCATCCCAAGTATTCATATCAACTTTTGATTTTATAGAATATGAAAAATACTGGTAGTAGTTATTGTCAGGTAGTCTTTCAAGACTGTTATTTAAGAATCCAGTATCTTTCATCCACCCATTAGCAACAACTGATCCTGCAGCAACTTTAACTTCTGCATTAAAATCAATCTTAGATTTAATGGTTCCTTGGGTACTTGAAGTTTTTCCTACAATAATATCTCCAACATCAAATTCAGTGGCTGATGATAATTTCAATAGTTCAATACGATTATTCCAACTTTCCACTACACCAAATTTTTCTCCACACTGAACATCCTCTCCACGTAGGAAATTATTTTTCCTTAATTTGATATCAAATTGAGGGAAATACTTCTCAGGAACAATTATTCCAGCTGAATTTAATACATCAAAATTACCAGGAAATTCTCCTTCTCTCAAATATCCATCTAAACTATAAGTAACAACTCCAACACCTCCCCCTAATGGAATATTAACATCAGCAAGAGTAAACAACGTATAATCATAATTAAGGGAATTAAATCCAGTTCCTGTAGTTCCTACTCCAACACTTACATTTTCAATTAAAACTTTATCTCCTACAACTAATGGAGACTCATCACTAAAAGCAGTGTTTAATCCAACGGTAACATTTTTAGTAGACATATCATATGATATAGTCTTTATTTCAATACCATTTACATTAGATGTTGGTATAATAATTGGTGTAATATCATTAATACTCTTAGTATTTTCAAGAATAGTTACTTTAGTATCTCCAACATTATAAGATAAGTGAGCATCCTTAACTTCTTTTTTCGTTAGTCCATCTAATACAGTTAAATTAGGAGCTATCGTGTAATTTTTACCTACAGAAGTAATTCCTATTTCACTTAAGGAATTTAATGGTTCCATTATAAGAACTTCAGATAGATTAAGAACAGGTCTTAATGTAGTATCAGTAGGAAAATCAAATCCAATATTCTGAATCTGAGTCGAATTAATTTTTCCAATAGTGTCACTACTAGATTCAAGAATAGCACCAGTACCTATACCCGTTACAATAGAAGATACTCCTACAGTTTCAGAATAATAATTACCCTTAGACTGTATTGCAATATCTGCTATAGGACCATAAGCTGAGGTAGAACTGGTAGAATACTTCAGTTCTGCTTCAGAAAGACTATAAGAACCTTTCTCTAAATCAGATAATACATTATATGTAAAAGTAGTTGTAGTACCAATACCCGTTATACCAAAAGATCCCGAATAAACACTCTCTTTTACATCTATCTGATTATACCCAACAACCTCCCTATCAATAATAAGTTCTTTTTTAATATCTGAAATTGTATCTCCCTGTACTGGAGTAAATTTGTAAAATAATGCTTCAGGAAGACTATCATTAACTATCAATGTCAGTCCTGCATCTGTAGAAATTCCTACTGTACCAGTCTTAGATACTTCAAATGTATTAGTTGTACGGGTGGAATAAAATACATCTTCAAAATCCCTATCGGTATATAAATCTAAATTAAATGCTGAATAAGAAGCTAATCCAACAAAAGAGCATAAAGAAGGATCAGACAAGTTAAACTTAACTGTATTAGTCTTATAAAAATCTAAAGATGGATTAATAGGAGAAAAAGTACCTGCAGAAGCAGATGTTATATTAACAACTTCTGGAGTAAATTCTAAAGATTCAAATCTACTTAAAGAAAGTTTTACTTTATTCTTAGATTGTCTAACAATATAATAGATTTTCTCATCTTCTAAACCACCAGATGAAGCAGCTGCAGTATGAATTACCTTATCACCATCATTTAATCCATGATTAGTAATTGTAATTGTATTATTAGTAACATCAACATCTCCAGCACTGAATGATTTTGGATCAAAAACCATTCTTCTATTAAAGTCATTATATTTTACCACAATATTAGTATGAATACCTGGTTGCGTATCCATTATTATATTATCATCCAATAATAAACCGTGAGTAGATGCAGTAGCTACAGTAACTACATTTTTATTTGCTTCTCCAGTAACAACAAAATCTTTTATAGTTTTAAAACTATGGTACACACCAGTTCCTAATCCAGTAAATCTTAGTAATCCTCCTGTCTTATTAGTATCAGCAATTCCTACAAAAGTACCCGTCGTTCCAAGTCCCACCCTAAATGTAGATATTCCAATAAGATTATTAGAAATTTTTCCAACATATACTCTAGACTCATCTGGTAAATTAAATGATGTAGTACCATCAGTAGAAACTCCAATAGGATCCCCACTATTAGTTCTATATCTTAGAAGATCACCAGTATTTAATTCATGATCTGGTAAGAAAATAGATTGTGATGGAATATAAACTTGTGTGAGTCCTGCACCAGGATTAGAGAAGAAAATAGTTGTTCCTATTCCAACTCCAGTAAGAGTACCTAATCCTACGGCTTCCTTGGGTTCAAAATAAATTTCTTCGGTAGATTCAAAAGTTATGTCATTCTGAGGAGTAGTATCAAAAGTAAATTTTCTAGGATCTTCAGTTATAATTGAAGTGGCTGTATGGGCAACAGATATAGTTCCATTTTGAGCCCTTAATACTCTTAATCTTGAATTTTTTTCATCAACTGTCAATACTTTTACTTTTTCTGTACCAATTCCAAGAATATCATTTTCTCCGATTGATAATAAATCAATACCTAAAGATCCAGCAACCTTAAAGTAAGTAACTATACCAGTAACTCCTGTAGTGCTTACTCCACCTGTTAATGAAAGTGATTCTGTTCTAATACCAATACTAAATCCCCCTTGCAGAGAACTAATTGAAGTATTAAATCCTGAAAGAGATACTAAATCATTATTTACAAAATTATGAGGTGAAGTAGAAATAGCAACATATTTTCCACTAGCATCAAAAGGAACAATTTCTAATTCAGTAACTGTACTAGAGGCAACACTAATGTTAGTAACATTTACTCCTTCAACTGCAGAAACTTTAGCTTTAGCTTCTTGAGCACCTATTAAAGGTTGGAAAAGTATTTTATCATTAACTTGATAATTTGTTCCTCCTGTTAAAATACCAACAGATTGAATATCACCAGTAGAAACATTAGTTACATTTACATTAAAATCATGATCTCTAGTAGGTTGAAATAAGAAATCATAATAAGAACTATTTTTATTTAAAGAATATGGAGTAGTATTTCTAAACCATTCTGTATTTTCTAAATTATAATCTATTTGATTTGATTGTGTATCAGCATTAAATGGATTGGGTTCTGCTTTAAAAGTATTTCCAATCACATATGGAAATTCAGGAATTCTATATTTGTTAAAAGGCCCTGAGTTTTCAATAAGAGTAGGATTAATTGTAGTAAAATATGCATACGTACCATTTGGATAATCAGGTGTTACACAAAAACGTCCATTATGCTCATCTAAATCACCTGAACCATCAAATATATAATCTTCAACGAAAAATCCTTGAGGGAAATCTGATATAGAAGGTCTATTAGACAAAGTTGTTAATTTATATCCTGACTTCATTGCCCGTACAACGCCACCCTCACGTCTTGTATATCCATAAGGACCATAGATGGGGTATCCGTCATAAGACCACCCTACAATCGGAGAATGGTACTCTGTAGCGACTTCCTGATCATTAACTTTCTCTAAATCAAAAAGACCATATTTTACATCATTATTTTGGTTTCTAACATATACGGATTCTCTTAATTTTCTAGGTGTATATAAATGAGTATATTGTATACCCAAATCTGTATTTACAGCTGGATCTAAGATTCCATCATCAACAGAAATGATATCTAGATACTTTTGGAATAAATTAACAGTCCATGTTTTAAGACGAGCTCTAAATTGGGCATTCAAACCACTAGGTCTAACTCCCACAATAATATTACCAGTATATCCAATACCTGCATTTGCTATTCTAACATCTACTAATTTACCATCACGGACAACAGGAACAATCTTTCCATAACTACCAGATCCATCACTAAAGATAGTTAATGTAGGTGGAGCATCGTATCCAAATCCCTCATTAGTTACTACAGCTTCTTTAAGTCTACCATTATCAATAACTACACTAACTTCTGCATTAGTTCCTGCTTTTAAATCAAATAAAGGTTGATTATCATAATTTAAAATGTCAGCTGACCCATATGCAGAACCAGCATTAGTAATTTGCACCGAATCAATAGCTCCTCTAAATAAAGGTTGAATTTTAGCACTAAAATCTTGACCAGTAGCAGTAACCACTCCAATTTGTCCACTTAGAGTTACTGTAATTGGTTGATAATTAAATGAGTGCTGTCCTGTACCCAATCCAACTGAAGAGAACCCAATATATTGTTTTGTATTATAATAATGCTCTTTAGCAGTAGTTCCTACTCCAACACTGGATAATTTGAAATTATCTTCATCGACAGAAGTAACATAATAATCAGTATTTGAATTTATACCACCAATACAATCTTTTTTAGGTCCAGTAAAGGAATATTGAAGAATTTCTCCTGATTTATATCCATGACCTTCAATGTATATTTGATTAAGAGAACTACTAATTCCTGCATCTGAAACTATAACTCTTTTCTTATTTTCGTATCCAGATCCACTGTTTACAACTGAAATACTAGATATAATTCTTTTCTTTTCAAATGTTTGGAATTCATGAACTCCTTCTCCAAAACTTGTCAAAGAAACAGTGTTTACACCTGCCTTAATAGCCTCTGTTTGATTAGTGTAAAGTTTGATTGTAGATACACCTACAGTATGTGCATAATAAATGGAATCCGTAGAAAGTCCCCCTACAGCAACTCCACCATTTGTCTTATAAATTACTTTTTCGCCATTTTTAAATTTATGGAATGTACCAAATCCTATTGTATCATTCTCTAAAATGACACGATCTGACCTATCAGTACCTAAACCAATCGAATTAAATTCAACATCATGATGTTTAAAAATAGTATTACTAAAGGCTTGAGCACCTGTACCATTACCACCCGTTATAGTGACAATAGGATCAGATGTATAATCATATCCACTATCCTCAACAGCAATCTCACTTAAAGTACCTTTAACTGCACATATACCTGTTGCACCTGAACCTACATTATCTTCCAAATGTAAAAGTGGAGGATTAATAACATCATAATTTCTTCCTCCAGAAGTTACATCAATTTTTTCAATAGTTCCATAATAAACAGTATCTTTTGCTTTATAGTTTAGAATTTCAACACCATTAACTAATATACCTGTTCTATTTCCTGGTTCAGTTATAAACTCACCAGTTTTAGGATTAGGAGACTTTATTTCTCTAAGCAATAACTGATTATCTACTTTTTTACCTTGAAAATCAAAAGGTTTTAAAGTATTTGAAGTAACAATACCAGATACTGAAATAAATTGATCATTATCAATATTAGTTCTACTGGAAGAAAGTTTTAATTGGTTAGCATTAACTCTCTTTACATAGAAAACTCCAGGATCCATCTGAGGGAATTTACTGACAGTTTGAACCTTATTGCCTAAAAAGTCAGATTCTTCAGTGATAAAAGAATCATAATAAACCGCATCTCCACTATAATATCCATGATCCTCTATATCTAAGAAACTAAAAGTATCTCCATTATAACTACCAGTTAAGATAAGTGTTCTGTCATTAAAGTCTAAAGGGGCATTTTGATAATTTGGAATAGAAGAAGAGGCAACCAAAAGATCATTATTAAATTTTAAATATACATTTTGGACATCTGCAAGATAATCATTCACATATTGATAATCTTTAAGATTAACATCAACATTACTTCTTAAAATTTTTCTTTCGACACTAGAACTAGCACTAATGATACGACCTTGGCCTTTGACAGAAAAACTATACTCGCTGGTAAGTTCTACAACTGAAGAATCTTGAGTACTTCCTTGGGTATCCGTAATAACAACTTTATCACCAACTTTTAAATTATTTTTATCCTTAGTTACAATATTATAAGTAAAGTCTGATTCATCTACTAAAGTTATGGATTCTATATCATACTTAATAGCTAAATTATAGAACCAATTATCTACTTTTGGTCCAGATGTAGTAATTCCTAAACTTTCTACTTTTGCAACATCATTTTTATCGTAATAATAAGTATCTCTACTAACTATTGGTTGAGAAAGAACATTTCCAATTCTTAATTCTACTCTACTTGTAGTTCCTACACCAACATATGCATATGCATGAACATTTAATCTAATATTTTCTTTTAAATTGACAGAATCATCACTACCTATACCAATAATACTAGTATTAGCTACTCCTACCCCATAAAACTGATTTATGGACTTAGAACGATATGTTAATATCCCTGTGATACCTGAACTATAAGTTGTTACTAACTCACCTGTTGGAGGAAACCCAATTGTAGAGTCTACGTCAATAACACTTGAACCACCTGAAACTTTTGTTACTATTTTTGTGATAGGATGAGCAGAAAATTCTCCATATACATTTCCCCTAAGAGAAATGTCTGCAGAATATCCATAATCAGTTGAAAAATTATAAAACTCTTTTTGATCGTCAGTTATTTTCTCAATATTAGCAATCGGAGCAAAGGCTTTAGTTATTCCGTAATTTGGATATTCATCTTGGAATAAAGTGCAATTTAAAAGTTTTGAAGGATCTCCAGTTATAGATTCGACAACCATATTTTTACCAATTCTATAATCGGCATCAGAAGGTCTAAAAAGAAATTGTCTTGGTCTTAATATTTCACAATCTTCCCCATATAAAGCTCCAAAAAGGATTCTAAAAGATTCATCACTTCCTTTTGATTGATAAAAATCCTTAACTCTAGAAATAAAGAGTCTTTGATTTAAATCATCATCTAATTGTCTATTTTCAAAACCAGGAGAATATAAACCTTTGATTTTAATTAAAAATCTAGCAAATAATAAAGCACTTAAGTTTACTATTTTTGTACCAAGTGAATGTGCTTGAATATTTGATTCTGAGAAAGTTAATTGATCACTATGAAGTGAATTATAAGCAGTTACTCCACTAAATCCTCTAATACACCCTTTAAAAGCATTGGTTGTTTTTTCTTCATATAAAATGATTTCTTCATCTATTTTAATTAGACCAAATCTTTCAGGAAACTCATATGTACCAATAATCCCTTCCTCTAAATCAAAAGATGCAGGAATTTCAGTATCCGCCTGATTAATATCAGTTCTTAATTGAGTACTATCAGAATTAGTAGTTAAAGTAACTAATTTAACATATTGATCTATATTTTGTAGGACATCAGCAGAAGCAGTAGGAGCCTCCTCAGAAACATAATACTGCTGTAAGAATTCTCCTAATAAAGGGAAGTCAGTCTGTACAAAAGAAGGAAGTTGAGACTCAACTATACTCTGTATTTGAACTCTGGTTAAATCTGTTGATATCATTTTTTGTATATGTTAATCTTAGTAAGAATATAAAGGTTAATATCCACCACCGCCTCCAGTGCCTCCACCACCGCCTCCAGCAGTCGGAGTGGGCATTGTTGGTGCTGCTGCTGTAGTTCCTGATGTCAGAGTAGTAGTACCTCCTCCTCCATTTGCCGCAGCTGCTTGAGAAACCATCATGGTTGTACGTCCATCAGGATAGTATGTAACAGTCTCTGTTCTACCTACTGAAGTAGTTATTACTGTATAAGAACCATCAGCATTATTAACTGTCTCACTAGTTGCAGTCACCTCTCCATCGGTATTACATCCAAAATGAGGTACACCACGAACTAAATCATTATCACCATAGTTATCAGCAGGATCTTCGGTGTCACAAGCAGCATTTATCTCAATACCACTTCCATTTCCACTTCCATCATCACCATTACCATTTCCTAATTGTAAATAGAGATCATGTAATCCCTGCACATTGTTAGAACAAGGAACGGCATCAAACTCAATCACAGGAAAATCAATATAAACATCGGTATCTACAATATTAATAGGAGATAATTTTATTTCTCCATGTTCGTAATCAATAGTACCTACATTTTGTTTTACAATATCAGCTTGAGTTGGTGACATTAATCTAAACAAGAACATTGTTCCTTTGGAATGATCATCATCATTTGGTTTGTCTGCGAGATACACCATTCCTTGTATCCCAGAAACATGGAATCCAGTAGTTCTAATATTATGGCCTTTGCAGTTTTTAACAAACATACAATTTCCAAAACATAGTTCGTATTCCGCAAAACTATTTAACGCTACTCTCAGATCCCTTCTGATCCTTATAGACGTAATATTAGAGGTAATAGATGGATCAGCACCATCAATCATACATTGGAATTTACTGAAATTAAAAGTTGCTCCGAATTTACCTAAATCTCCACTTCTATTATATTCTGCAATAGCATTTATTATTGCATTTATAATATCTTCTCTAGATTTTCCTAAATTACAATTATAATATGCATTTATGTCTGGTTCTATGTACAAATATTTTAAATCTGTCAATTCTAGGTCAATTCCACCTACATTATACTTTCTAACCGTATTTTTAAGGTTTTCTTTAAGGGCATTTGACAAATAATTTCCATTTACAGGTTTTACAGCACAAAAAACCTTCCCATATCGAGGAGGACTCAATTCTTCTCCTCCATAACAAGAAATAGCCTCGGTTTCAGGGAATACATTAGGAATTAATGCTTCATAATCGTCAGCAGTAACTGCTCTGTTCTGTGATGCATAGACTCTAGGACCATATTTCTTAATAGAGTTTATATCTTCAATCTCAGCACCTCCATGTGAGCAGGTAGTCACGTTAAGTAGTGAAATACCAGAGGTTAATGTTATTCCACCAGATCTACCATTAGTTAAAGTACCACTAAAAGTAACGTTACATACTCCATTTCCATCTAATCCATCACATACAATATAAGAAACTTCAATATAAGAAGGAGCCTCTAGTTTTTTACCAAAAATACCGTCTCCAAAGATTAATTCATACCTTTCTCCTTCTATTTCTTGCACCCAATAGATAGGTGATTCGCTATTTACTTCAAATAGAGTTTGATTTGTTGTATAATGTCCATGACAACTAGTTACAGCACCTGTCTGATGATAAGTTCTACTCGTATTTGATCTTTGAGAAGGTTTTACTGTAACTTTAATAGTAGTTGTATCAATTCCACTGTTTGGAAGGATAAATCTTTGATTCGGATCATAAGAATCTACTGTAAAATTAGTAGTAAGCTGAGTTCCCTGAAGAAGTTCAATATTAGTGAATAATGCTCTGTTATTATTAACTGGTCTTGTAATATCGTCTAATGATACAAAGGTATAACTTTCGTTTGCGAATGCATTTGTTATTGCTACTATTCCTTTGTGTAATTTAATATTTTGAGGTTGTGAAGAATATCCTGTTGTATCTACGTAAAATGACGCATTAAGTCTTGCTGCTCTTCTTGATCTAGGCAAATATCCAATATTTTGTATCAAGGAAACTACATTTTCTCGCAATGTAGCACTATCCAGAAACACCTCATTCGATACCATGTTGGCATTGTAGGAGGTGATATACGTATTATAGGCAAGTATATCAATAATTGAGGATAAATTAGATCCCTCAAAGTCATAATCCGTAAATTTGGAGTTGGCCCTGAGATAATCTTTTATTGATACCTTAATCTGGTCAAAATCCAGATTAGCAAAGTTAACTAATGGCATTTATCTTGTTGGTATTAGCACAAATGACAATTCTTGGGGTGGAATATCAATTCCAACGACTTCATAAACAATTATTACGTCCATATTATAGTCATCAATGTTAGCATTAACGCTAACTCTGATTAATTTAACTCTTGGTTCATAATTTTCGATAACATTAATGATTTCTGACCTTACAGACATCGCTGTAATGTCATCAACGTTCTCAAATAAGAGATTATTGACTTGTGATCCCAAGCTTTCATTAAAAAAACGTTCTCCAGGAGTGGTAAGAACCAAATTCCTTAGAGAACGAGCAATAGCTGTTGTATTTTTAATCGCAATAAGGTCATTGGTTAAAGGATTAACCTGAAAAGACATACTAATGTCCTTAAATGACTTACTTATACGTTGGACAGGCACTATTACTTAGCAAATATAACTTTATTTAGCACCTTATCCACTCACTTTTTATTTGCCTTGACCTCTTGTGCGTTTTTTTGCTTTATTTCGAGAGGAAGCGGCATATTTGGTGTGTTTTCCTCTTCCTTGACGAGTTTTTTTCGGTACGGCTTCGACAATTTCGCCTCCCAAAGCACTTCTCATCGGCATTTTTAAGATTCCTCCACTTTTAGTTCATTTGGATCAAGTTTATTTTCGTAAAAATCAGTTGATAACTCATCTAAAACCTGAGCACACTCCTCAATACTCAGATTTTTATGAATTATTTGTCCCTGATGGACAATTTGGTATTTTTTACGAGACACGTTCGTTAGATAACACGAGTTTTTTCGTGGCCTACACGTATTCTAGGGTCGCACCAGATGTCATACCCTGCATCGATAGCATCTAAACAGAAACTAACGTCTTCTCCGCACATATCTTGTACTGCTCCAGACTCAAACTGTTGCATTTTAGGTGCGAACCAAGGATATGTCATTTTCTCATCTTCAAATACACCGTTTTTGATCATGACCCAACCAAAACCTGTGTAATCTACAGTGAAAGGCTTGCGACGTTTGCTGATCGATTCCACTGTTTCGTGATTCATGACTCCACCATTCTTACGAAAATCATCTTCTTCTAACCAGTGTGCGACAGAAGTAGTTTGCCCGTCCTCTGTAGCATACCAACCAGCAGATATAGGACGATCATCTCCTTCAGCAGGTAATGCAAGGTCACATAATTGCCAGAACTTGTTAGTATCAAAGACAATATCCGAGTCAATCCATAACTGATAGTCGTATTCTAGTTTACCATCCCAAGGTACTTGATTAGGCCCACGAAGAACATTTGCACCTAATACTTTACAACGTGCAAAGTTTACCATAGAAGAGTAATCCTGACTAATCTGAATACTCATTCCATTCTGTACCATATCAAAGCACAGTTGTACAAAGTTCTTTAAAAAGATGTAAGAAGTTCCTCTACCTGGAAGACAAAATACTATCTTCTTTCCTTTCCATCTTTCTTTAATAGCTGGTATATCCCAATCTGGTTGTTTGCTTTTCTTCGGTGGTACAGTTTTTACCGTAAATCCTTTTGCCATAGCGTTGATTGAAATTTCATCTCAATTATAACATCTTTTTATATATGTTGTCAATATGAATCTTCTTCCCACATTGGCTGAGGGATAACCCTACCTGGTCCACCAACGCCGCATTTTGCTCCGAGTTTAATATATGATAAATCTTGTTCTGTATAATCTGTTTTTAACAATCCGACCATTACCTTTAACATCTCCCATGTACATTCAAATTCTTCTTCAGGGAGATTGGCATAAAGACATCTATCTTGTGCATAGATGTGATAGGTCGTTTCATCGTACATAAGTCGTCGTTGTCCTTCACTTATTATATATCAATTTCAACATAATTGCAAGTAGGTAAAAAGGTAGACAAAGGGTTTTTTACCTCGGAAAATTTTTGGCGATTTTTATATATACATCTCGAATTGTCACCTCTGTAGGTTAGGGTCTCTATCTTTTTTATAAACGCAACGCCCCCGACCCCCGCTAACACATAAGACCGCAAATACTGTCAATACGCATATAACAATTATAGCATATTCGTGCCATAAGTGTCAACAATGCTCACACACAGTTTGTAATACTTAAGAAGCACAAACTGCAGGCTGCTAAGTAATAAGAACTGTGTATTCCTTAAGTAATAAGAATGCAGAGTAAATTGTCAGACCTTAAGTAATTACCAACTGACAGGATTACTCATATCTTCAATAATACTTTTGCACCTCTCATTGTCTTGTAATTCAAATACTTTCTCCCATGAAATATCGTGTGGATTAAAGTCACTTAGTGTCTCTAATTCTAATGTTATTCTATACTTACTCTTCTCCGCTTGATTGTAAAGAACTGACATGGAATTAGCCCGCTGTAAGTGTTACTTAGTTACTATAACATACCTGAGAGATACTGTCAATAACTGATAGTATATTTATAAACAAAAGTGTTACAAATCGAACCTAAACTGTCGGTTCTAGTTTGTTACTGAACTGGTTTGTTATTATACCCATAAAATATTATCGAGGGGCTTGTAATATTTGCGAGTTCGTGTTATAATCGACTCGCTAAGATCACTAAAGAAACTAACATTTATCAACACATTTTCCACACTAATTAACACTTATTCCACAGATTAACTCACTATTCTTATCAACTTGTGGAAAACGATTAGAAAACATAAGTATATTTAATTTGCTATT